GAGAATCTTCCTGTAACTGTACCACCACCTGCATTACGTAATTGATTTATCTCTGCATGTATTCTACCTTTGTGTTCATACTTTAAAATAGAATCTATAAAAGTTGTGTGTGCTTTGTTAACTTCCCTAGCTTTAGCTATCATGTTAACTACAGGATGCTCGTGTTCTTGTAAAAAGTTTTTAGTAAAACTTGGTGCATCTGTCTTCTCTGTTCTCTCAAATGGTATCTTTAAGTTTTCAAATACTTCTGCTATACTTCTTGCGGCCCATATCTGTGGCCTTACGTTAGTTTCTTTTTCTATTGCTGTTAGTATTGCACGTTCTTCTTCTATTAAACTTTTCTTTAATTTTTGTGCACCCTCCACATCAACCCTTACACCTTTAAACCTCATGTCAACCAGGCAAGGAAACAAATCTGTTTCTAGTTCCATAATAGATTGTAAGTCTTGTGATATAATTTCTTTTTTCATTTCTTGCCACAAACCAAACGTAGCTTCTGCATCACGTTCAGCATAAGAACCAACGTTAAGTGAAGGTAATTTATACATCTCAGACTTTGGATCTATACCCCATTCAGCTGCAGCTTCACTAAGACCAGCTTCATTTTTACCGTAGCCATTATATTTCCATGACAAACTATTGAGATCATATCTAAATCTATTTTCATCAGTCACAGCTGCGGCTATCATTGTATCTACAATCCTACCATTAATGTTTAGTCCCAGTGCCCTAATCCAACATACATCGTACATTGCATTGTGAAATATTTTTGTTGAAGTTGTGTTTAGAATATCTTGAAACCATTCTAATACTTTCTTACGATCCATGTTGCCACCACCTTCGTGTGCTATAGGAAAGTATCCTTTGTAATGTGCAGTCGCTACAGCTATCCCTATAACTTCTCCATTACCAATGATTGCACCCGATCCTTTTTTAATTAAGTCTGGGTCACGTGTCTCTAAGTCAATTGCAATCTCGTCAACCTGCCTTAAGTCAGGAAATTCTGTAGGTATGACCCATTCTGTTTGGGCGCTAAATGTAGGTATTTTCATAATGTTAGGTAGCAAAGAATCAATAGGCAAGTAAAAAGCCCCATGTAAAATGGTATATGATTATTTGGTTCCATAGTCCCTTTCAATTATCATTTCTATAAAATGTATTGCTTTTTCTAGATCTTGTTTTTTTCCTTTATCTCTGTGTCTCACTATGTACTTTATAGCACAACCCTCAGGATATAGCAATTCGTTCTCTACTACAAACTTACTTGGTTGTATTTTATATTTTTGGTAGTGTGATCCTGCAATTTGCTTATCCCAAACTTTAGATGTCATAACCTCTGTCCTCCCTTTTTGATGTCATTATATATAAGTTTTGTTTTGTACGTGTTACACCTACGTACCAAACTCTGTGTTCTTCGTCCTGTTTGTCTAGACTATTTTCTGTAGCCTCTCTTATCTTTTTAGTGTTGTCTAAAATAATTAAAACATTTGTGGCTTCACCACCTTTGGCTGCGTGTATAGTTGATAGTTTAATTCTTGGGTCCTCGGATAATTTTTCTTCATTACGCATCATTTCTCTAATATATAAACATTCTTCTGGATCAGCTTTAAATACTTCAAACCACCTTTGAGTTTTAGAATAACCCCATTCAAATAAATCATACATTCTTTCATCAATAGGTATTTCTTCTTCTAAAAACTCAAATAAATCTTTTATCTCAGACAAAGATAATTTATCTCCATTAGTCCAACGGGTGTAATCTTTTATTGATTTATACAACCTAGTCCTGTAACTTTTTCTACCTTTTATTTCAAAATATAAACCCATATCTTTTAAGTCTGGTGCTAATTTTTTAAGTTTATCATTAGTTCGTGCAAGTATTAACCAGTCGCCTTCATGTAATGGTAAGTCTTCTATTGATGTTACGTATTCTACGTAACCTTCTTCTGGTCTTGGTGACCATTCTTTTTTAATTCTTCTGTGGTCTGGTATTCTATTTAAAATACAACCAGCTATATTTTGTACAGCTTTTGGAATTCTGTATGATTGAGGCAAAATTATGTCTTTTGCTGGCTCACTTTGAAACCTTGCAACATCTGCACCAGCCCAACCATAAATTGCTTGATCATCGTCACCAGCTAAGATAACATGTTTAGAGTTTTTCTTAAGTATATCGTACATTTTCCACTGTATTGGCGACAAATCCTGTGCTTCATCAATGAATACTACGTCATATTTCGGACACAATTTGGACACATTAAATTTTTCAATCATATCTGTAAAATCTACCAGGCCATACGCTGCCTTATAATTGTCTACTTCGTCTTTTAAAATTTGTAGCATGTGTTTGTCTATGTCTTGTGAATACATGTCAGTATTATATTCTTCTTCTATTGTAATACCTTTGATTCTTGCTGCATTAATTATGTTAAAGTATTCGCTATCTGAATCTACAAACCCTGTCTTCTCTTCGCCATTAGAATAAACTGTAACTTCTATACCTAGTTTACGACCTATGTCTTCGTAGTGTTCGTCTTGCATTACATTACTTTTCTTCATACCTAGTTCTGTAAAAGCTAATGAGTGGAGAGTCCTAAAATATTTTAAATCTTTTTGATTATACTTTGGATATAAATCTAGAGTTCTATCTATAGCTTCTTCTGCAGCTTTCTTTGTAAATGCAAAGTAACCTATCTTGTCTATTGGTGTACCAAATTTAACTAGAGTCCTGACATAGTTTATAAGTCTAGTTGTTTTCCCTGTTCCCGGAGGCCCGTATATTTTTCTAATCATTACATAATCTCCGTATTGTGTTTTATTTTTGTATGATTGATTTGTATGTCTTCAAACTCTTCTATACTAATTGCTACTACGTTCTTTGTAGGTGTATTGTATTTACCTTTTTCTTTTGTAGGAAATCTTTTCTGTTCTAAAAATTCTATATTACATTTTTTATAGTTTACTTTCATCATGACACCTGTCTTATCTTCTGTGTGTTTCCAATTCTTTGCTTTTAGTTTGTCATAAAATTTATCAAACTTAAAATATGCCATGCCTTCTTCTATTAATACTGTACCAGATTTAAATGCAGCATCATTCATAGCTTTAGGTCCATTAATTTTTGCATGTATTACATCATGTAGTTTTTCTTTAGGTGATGTACCTACTGGCGGATGTGTAATAGTCTGAGTGCCATATAATACTTCTAATACCATTTGATCCTCATCTGCTTTTATAATTGGTGGTGGAAATCCTGCAGCTTTAGCTATTGCATTTCTACGTTTACGTTGATCATTAACATGTTCTACTGTCTTACAGTGTACCGTAGCTGTACCAATACCATCTGGTTTAGTTACATCAAATTCATACTCTGGTTCTGGATCAAGATCTATCTTTTTTAAGTTAGTTAATACTGGATAAGAACCTTTAGATCCTGCTAAGATACCGTGTTTCTTTTTTACACAAATACCTTTTTTACAATGGTCACTAATAGGACTCTGTGTACAAGTATAACCTTTAAATTGTTTAGACCATGATCTAACTTTAGCATTTAAAGACTGTTTATCCCATGCATTTGCATGTGCAGGTTCAAAATATTTGACTGGTGCATTCATGACTTTTTGTTGCCAGCTATCTGGGAACTTCATCTTTACAAACACATGATAATTATACATAAATCTGTCCTTGCCATCAAACCCTGGATTTCTCATTATCTTGCTAAGATGTGCTAGACATGGTGGTCCATCGTCAAATTCTTCATCAACACCTTCTAAATCTTTTTGTTCTATACTTTCTGTAATAATTTTTAGATCTTCTGCACTGACTGTATTACTTTCTACTACTGATATAAATTGATCAAATGTAAAAGGTTTACCATCTAGATTTATTGCTAACCTCTCAGATTTTTTAAAGTAAGGCAGGTTAATAAAATTACCTTTGTTTAATTGTCCTGTGTCGCTATCTTTTGTTAGCTGTGTTTGTTTAGGAAATATTTCACAGTCTGGTTTTAATTTAAATAATGGTAAGAGGTTACTTAAAAAAGATTTAATTAATGCTGCTGGTATAAAGTCATTCATAAATAAATATAAATGCAATCCACCGCTTTTAGATAGTATAGGTATTAAAGGTAGTTTGTAATTTTGTATTATGTCTATAAAAAATTTCTTGTCAAAGTCATCGTAGTTTTTTGGGTCTACATCTATTACACCAAACCTTGCTTCTGATTCTTCGTTACATGGCTGAACACCAATAGATTGTGTGCCTGCTAAGTGATTAAGATACACATCTGTTGTTAGAGGTTCATCGTTCCATCGGTAAATAGGTTTCTGCTTTCTGCTTTCTGGGTCAACCTTTAGTGTAGACATATCTGCTACACCATAGGCCAAATCAAACCCTTCAAAAAATTTTATATACTTTTCACTCATAGTTATCCTGTCGATGCGGACCGGTCAGTCTCCCTAACGGTCCGCACTGTGCACATACCCCGAGGGGATTATATAATGCTTTTACTTTCCGCTGGTTTCGGTTCACCATGCTTAGCTTTTACTGAACCTTTAGAAATGCTTTCAGAAAAAGACTTAGCTTGTTGATACGTACTTGCGTCAGTTATTGGACCCACTTTACTAACTTCCCAACCAAACCAAGTACCTTTATCATTAGACATTTGGGTAGTCTTTAGTTTGTAAATGTGGCTAAAAGATGCCGGTGTATATAAACCGTTTTTACCTTTTAGTTTGATACCAGACATCATTGAATTCCATTTTCTACTAATTTTTAATTGAGTAGATTTCATAGAAATCAAAGCTGTTTGTGGACTATCTCCTGTAATGATCACAAAGTGTGATGCAGTCTTTTCAACATAGTTACCGTTAGATAATCTATCTTTATAGTTAGCATCTGGTTTTGTTTGTGACATGATATCAGAAGAAGAGTCGTGTACCATTACTGGTGCACCCGGTCCTTCTCCTCTATCTTTCCATTCAACATACTCCAACTTATAGAAAGCAGGAATAACATCTATTCCTTTTACGCCATCATATAAATCTCCAGTAACTGAATTGAAAATCATTCCAGGTTCTGCTCCTTCAACGTGTTTACCATCCCTCTTATTTACTTCAGGTGATAACTGTCCTAGGATTTTAAGAAAAGGTAAGGCTAAGTCTTGTTGACTTATATTTCCTAAACCTTTTGATGCATCATCTTCAAACATACTTGCTGCTGGAAGACCTGCGGCCGTCTTTTGTGTTACTTCATTCATGGTTATTTGTTCCTTGTTATTTTTGTTCTGTTGCTCGTGAACAGGTTAAATAGATTAGAGGGCATATCAAGTCCATTTTCAATACGCTCTCTAACCAGTGCTTTAAGTGTCATGGGTTCAACCTTTAGTTTCTGGACTGGTTCATACCCTTGACCTTGCGCAAGGACAGCATATTGCTGTGCCTTGTTATCTTCGGAACGTCCAAAAGCAACGGTTACCTCATTCTTGATAAGGTCACCTAGTCCGTTCTCACGAAGCCATGTATATGCATCTTCCTTTTTATCTGCAGGTATAGATGCACCGTAGACAGGTTTAACTTCTACTGAAGTCCCGTCTGCTAATTTTAATGTAGATATATTCATTTCTTGCATCATTGTAGGTATAACCTCTGATGACACTAGTTCTACTTTTCTTTTTATTTCTTTGTATTCTACTTCTTTAGCTAAAAGTTCTTCTTCTAACTTTTGTAGTTTTACAACTTGTTCAGCCAAGCTGCCAGCTTCATTTACTGAGTCTAGATCTTCTCGTTGATCTGCCTCAAAGTTTATATTACTCATCTTGTACTTTTCCTTTCTCGTGTAAGTTAATTGAAATTGGATAATACATTCTATCTTGCTTGTCCCATTTTAATAGATTGTATCTTCCGTTAGTCATGTCAGAAACAATAGAGCAAGCTACACCTATAATTGCAGGATCACCTGTAAGTAATAAATAATCTTCTGGAGTGTAATCCTTAAGTAAGTTTCTCAGTTTAAAAATAAGTGGGCCTGGTGAAAATATTATTTGCGAAAATTCCGGAAGTAAAAATTTAAACTCCCCGTGTCTATTTGCACTCATAATATTAATCTTAGGCGTACCTGCTTTTGTACCTGGTAATTCTTGAATTACGTATACTATTTTTTTTCTTTCTGTCATTGACATTACATATAGGATGTTCTATATAACATGTCAACTAGAAAGAAGAAAAATTATGAATTATAAATTTAAGACTAAGCCTTATGCGCATCAAATAAAAGCATTAGAGCTTTCTTGGGATAAACCGTACTTTGCATACTTTATGGAGATGGGTACAGGTAAATCTAAAGTATTAATCGACAATATTGCTATGTTGTATGATGCTGGTAAAATTAATGGTGTATTAATTATTTCACCTAAAGGTGTTTATAAAAACTGGCATGATGGAGAAATA